TTTCTATTGAGTAATTTTTCATAAGGGTTTTTCATTCTTGACAATCGCAGGTTATCGGGTTTTCTTGTAAAATACCCTGCAAGTAATCATCAACGTCTTCTTGATCTAATGCTGCATACGCATCGCTTTTATCTTGTACGTCTCCCATCACTTGTAGGCTGTAATATAAGGAGGTTTGAGGCGAAGCCAACCACTCTTCCACGAATTGCTCATCGTATTCTACAACATCACTCCAAGAGTTGAAGCTGTAGCCATGAAGAAGTCCTGTTTTGTTATACATTATCATTATCTCATCTGCTACTTTCTTATAATCATCCCAGCCTACTTGACTAGCTATTTCTACTTGTCCATACTCATAGGTTTGCACTCCGAATGTCCCACTATCTCTGTCCACAGAGCGAGAGATTGGGGGTGCAATTTCTGGGGTACTCGTAAAGCCATCCAAACTCTTGCTTCTATAACTACAAGAGGCTGTCGGAGCAATTGCGAAAGCTCTAACCATATTATTAGAGCGAGCCACCTTTGCGGCAGCTTCAATACCATATCTAAGTTCGCTGGCAAGATGCTCAGCTTTGGTAACAATAGATCCATGATTATTTACTACGGCTAATGCTCTACCGAATTGTTCGTATGTTATTCCGCTTCTTGCAAGTAAATTTGCGAGGCCGAGGATACCGAGGCCAACTTGTCTGTCGATATCACTTGACAAATATTCTCCAGTTGTTCCGACACCTGTCCTACTATGGAGGCTGCACAGCTCGGACATACCTTGAGTGAAACCCTCTCTGAGTGTGTTGATGCTACAGGCTGAGAGATTGACATGCTGTAACAAGCATGTGCCTCGTGAGGGCAAGTAAACCTCAAGACAGACGTTGCCATAAATTCTTTCTCCTTTATTGTTATGTTTAATTTTGTTTAGCCAGATATCGCCTGACTTAATACCATATATTAGCGCGTCCCGTGTGAGCGAGTCAGTATTTTCCCACTTTTCGTTGTCAATATCGACACACCTTTTGACCCACGGGAGTTCTGATCTAGGAGTAGTAATGAAGTCAATGATATCAGGATGATTGATATCCAAATGAAGAACAATCGCTCCATTCTTATAGGTTCCTCCGCGACGTAGTATTTCGTTTAGTGTTGAGTAAATCTTGCCAAAGGATACTGGGCCACTAGCTGTCAAGCCACGACCGTTGTCAGCCCCTTTTGGACGTAGATTAGATAAGTGTATAGCACAACCTGCCCCATTTCTGAGGGCATGGCTGGCAAATCTCCAGCTGGCCTCTATACCGTTGTCACCCTCCATGGAGTCATCGACAACAAATACAGTACAGCTCACTGGAAGTCTAGATTCTGGGTTATCCAGCCAAGACTGGACCCGACCAGTGCGGGAGATTAATTCTGTCATTTATATAAGATCCATTAATGTTGGTGGTGTATAGTCTGGTCCTTTAAGAACCTTTCCATCTTCTCGGTAAATAGGCTTACCATCTTTACCTAATTTCGACATGTTACTAGCATGTACTCTGTCTAATGCTTCATCTAAGAGCCAGCCCATGTTCTCAGCATATTGGTAGCAAACATAAACTAAGTCTGCTAATTCTTTCAGAGCTTCGCTTGGATAATCTGGATGATTATGCCATAACTCTCCTTCCGCTTCAAGGAACTCTTTAAATTCCTCTACGATCAGATTCTTCTGATACGTACGTTGCTTCTTTGTAGGAGAACTCTTGAGGTTGTATTTTGTACGGAATTCCTTCGCCTGATTGGATAAGAAAGTTTTCTTCATGGTGGAGTTCGTTTTGTAAGTAATGAATAGCTTTTTCTAGGTCTTCGCATCGTTTGAGCTGACCTCCTTTATGACCAGCTCTACATATATATTTAACTGCATTGCCTAGATGGAAGTTTAGATCCTGATCCCGAATAAAATCCCAGACTTCAATTGATCCTCTTCTATAGTATTCCATTTTTCGAGTAGATTGGTGAGTGAATTACCTAATACAAAGTTTTGTTTTTGTAAGGCAAGGAAGAGGGTTATTATATCCTCTTTATGATCATCATAGTTTTCGTTTAACTTATCTTTTAAGATTCTCATCTTAAGATCTTGTTCATACGTTAACTTCGTAATCGGGGCTGGGAGTCCATAAGATGACTTCCTGTTTTTCTGTGTCATAATCGTCAATAGTTAGTATTCTAGCTAATCGGGCGTTAGTGATAGCATCATATTCGGTAAGACCTTTATCTGTAAAGGCTTTTACCACGGTCTTCCAGCTGTACCCTTCCTTATTGAATAGAGTTTCTGCTCTTTTGACTCCAATACCAGGGACTCCACCATATCCGTCAGTTTGATCTCCAGAAAGACACTGGATAAGATGCCAAGCTGCTCCCCCGTCAGAGGTGATTGTGAACTTTTCATCAAGATTGTATAAGTTACCAGGGATTTGTTTCATGTCCTTGTCCGGTGAAACTATTACATTTCCTGGGTACTGGGTAGCGTAAATACCCATCGCATCATCTGCCTCTAATTCAGGCATGATAACTACTTCAAACTCAGTCTTGAGTTTATTGATAACACGTTTATACCCACAAGGCTTCTTACGATTTCGGTGGCCTTTGTAAGATGGTGCAATTTTTTTCCGAAAATTTTTAGTGTCAGAAAAGAATAACTTTATATTAGGGAACACAAACTCATCCTTGAGTTTAGCAAGTTCCTTAGTTGTTGCATTGTATGCATCACTAAAATTAGATGTAACAAGGATAACATCCTCGCCAAAGTCTAATTCAGTCTCTGCTGCCGCACAGTTCTTGTATACAATGTAATCGGCATCAATTAATAATTCCATAGGTGGTTAATGTACGTCTGCCCATGTGTGACCTGACTGAGATTCAGCGGCTATAGGACATCGCATGTTGTAGTGTTCTCCAGCTTGTGCTGCTGTCAATTCAAGTAGGAACTGGAGATCCTCCTTGTCTTTTTCCTTACATTCATATTGTAATTCATCATGAACGAATGCAAGTTGGTTAGCAGTCGGTGGTAAATGTTCATAAGTTAATAGCATCCACCGCTTCGCTAAAACGGCTGATGATCCTTGAAGTAAATAGTTTAAAGCTTTGTGAGGCTTATCTACTAGGATACGCCTCTTATCTAAGGCTAGAATATATCCTCTCTCACTGACCTTCTTAACCGCTGTAAGTAATTCTTTAAGACCTGGAATCGCATCAACATATGCTTTTCTGATCTCTCTGCCTTTCTTAGCAGCCGCCTCATCAGATAACTGTTTGTCAACTGATACACCTATCTTTCGATCTCCTGCCCCATAGAGGAAGGCGTAGGTGACGGTTTTAACATCTCGTCTCGAAATTCCGATACGCTTCGCGTTGACGGAATGGATGTCGTCGGTAAGGAGGATTTTGGCATAACGTCCTTGATCATATCTGGCGAGATAGTGGGCAAGCATCCTGAGCTCAATACCGCTAAGATCGGCACCGACCAGTACTTTACCTGGAGACGCCGTAAATAATTTTCTGAATCTTTCATCTGATGGTACCTGTGATAAGTTTGGTTTTCTATGAGCACATCTAAATGTAGATGTAGCTACTGAGCAATGGTGGTGAACTCTAGACTTCGTAACAAGCTTCTGCCATGCGTTCACGCCTTCTGATATCATCCCTAACTTTTTCGTCAGATCCAGTAGTTTCAAGAAATGAAGAGCTATATCCGTCCCAATATCTTTTAATACGGTCTCGTCTATAACCGCCTTCCCTGAGTTCGTCAGTGATGTAGGAGTCCAGTCGTAGTGTGTCTTTAATATCCATGCTATATGATCCCGTGAGGTGGGATTTAAATCCTTGAGTTTGGTAAATGTAGCACCAGCGACATAGCCTTTGGTCCGATTATTTCGTTTAGGAGTAAATAGTGATCCGCTAACGAAAGGGTGCCTGTTTCGTAGTATCTCACAAGTTTCTTCATACTCTCGTCTGAGAGCAGATTCAAGTGACCGTGCAGCTGGCTCATCAAAAAACCATCCATGATTCTCCTGTTCAGTAAGTATGTGTGCTACCTGATGCTCTAGTACGAGCCAGTCAGGTAAGGGTGGAAGTGGTCGCATAACTTTTCTGTAACTTTAACGTCTTGTACACAGTAGTCTTGCATCTCTTGTGACCATTCTTTCCAATCTGATGTCTCTCCGAAGTCTCCTTTGTAGACACCTAATCTGTAGCCATAAGCCTTAAGACTATGTGATCCATATAATTTAGTGGGCATATTTTTCCATGCATTCTTCTTATCTATATCCAATAAGTTCGGATGATATAAGCGAGATAGAAGAAGAGTATCAATAATGGTACCGCGAGGATTAAACCAAGGGTATAAGTGATGTATATAAGGTAAGTCAAACCCAATAATGTTATGCCCAACAATAACATCAGCGACTTCCAAATGCGATAGCGCAGTTGTAATAGAGTAGTTACCCCCCATAGGAAGTTCTTTGGCTTCCGTTGCATATCTTTCATCGTTAAATACTTCCGTGCGCTCATCCTTGGCGAAGTGTAGGGCAACACAATGAATTCTGGGGTCTTCCGAGGTGAATGATAAGCCATTAGTTTCTAGGTCGAATACTACCGGGCCTACCTTTCCACTCATAGGTTTTGTCGATGAATCTGGCACGTTCTACTGCCTCTTTACTAGGTGGGTTCGGTCTATTTAAAAGTAAATTATATGCATGTTCTTTCATATCTTCAGGACAATCCTCTGCTATCCGATGTTTAGCGACGTACTGGTACCACGGATGGCTATAGGTACTGCCATCAAAAATCCGTGGCTGGATTGAAAATTGGTGTTGTCTCAGTTTCATTTTCTGTGAATCTGCAAGTGTTTATATTGTAGGTTAGTTCCCCGCACGTCCCTGTCTCGCCTGAATAACGATTCTTAAGGATTCTAAGAGTCGTAGGACTTCTTCCATCTTCGGATTGCTGATTTCGCTCCAGTCCGACCAAATTATCGCTGATCTGAGCGATGCTGTGAGATCCTCTAAGTTGGGAGAGATTGATCCGCCCTCCCTCTTCGTGATTACGACTGTCATTAGTACTTCTGCGTAAGTGTGAAACTAAAAATAAAGCTATACCAGTACGCTCTACTAGTGAACGTAGCTTGGTCATGGTGGTATCTATCATTCGTCTTTCATCTCCTTCAAGACCACTCAATAATATACTGAGGTGATCTAGGAATATAACACGACACTCCAATCCACTGGCAAGGTATTCGATCCGATTGTAAATAAGCTGCGGGTCAAAAGAACCAAAGCCGTCAAAAAGGTAAAGGTTCCAATTAGCAATGGAATTACGAAAATGCTCTTCGAGTTCTGACTGTTCATGTTCTTGTAGTGTTAAATTTTTACCAACTGCTGTGGACATCAATCCAAGAGCTGTTCTTCTATTACTTGCTTCAAGTTCCAAGATCCCAACTGATTCGCCCTTGTTGAGTAAGTCAGTTGCAAGGTAACGCATGATGCTGGTCTTTCCTGACCCAGTACCACTAGTAAATGTTGTAAGTTCCCCGTACCTGATCCCGTGAAGCTTCTTGTTAAGTCCCTCGAATGGGTATTCATGATCAAAAGGCTTTTGTGGTGTAGTGACCAGTTGTAATAAATTTTTGCCGTCAACTATACCATCTGGTCTGTATGGTTTAGCGTCCCATATGGCCTTCCTTATTGCATCAGGGTCTTTCGCTTGCAACGCATCCGACGGATCTTTGAATGACTCCAGACGGGCGATCTTGACCTTACCTGCGGGTAATATCCCTGCCGCCTCTTCGGCAGCCTTACGACCTGGCTCGTCACCATCGAAGAATAATACAATTTCCTCATACCCCTGGAATAAGGGTAACTGTTTTTGTAAATCCTTCTTAGCTGACGCTGCACCGTGCGGTAAGGAAACCATAGGCCAGTTAGGCATAGCTTCATAGCAGCTCGCAGCATCTAGTTCACCTTCAGTAACAACGATACGTTTACCAGTAGTAGGAAAAAGATGCTGACCAAATAAAGTGTCAGTGGAAACTCCTTCATATGTAAATACCTTCTGTTTATTTTTTACTTTGAATCCAGCAAGAACTCCATCGCTTGTAAAATATGCGAAGCGTAACGTGTTTCCGTCTCTGTTAATTCTATACTTTTTGCAAGTAGCTTCAGAGATTCCTCTTTTGTGTAGTCTCTCTGGTTCTCCTTTAAAGGTTGCATTTGTCATCGTCCGTGGTGATTGTGAAAGATTTATACCCTCTGCGGGTGTGTAATGTTGGCATGAGAAACAGAACTTGTGACCATCAGTGTAAACTGAATTAGCATCTGATGAGCCACAATTGTTACATGGTTCGTGTGCCACAAATTCTGATTCGGTCATATTAACCAATCTAATGGCATTGAGTGGAATGCACACCAAGGGATGTCATGTTTATCACACCACTTAGCATACGTAGTTTTTGAGTGTTTAGATATTTTATTGTAGGGTGATTGAAATACCATCCTCAGATCTATGTCTGGGTTGTCCTTTTTAACAGCCGCTATCTTACGTCTATCTGTTGCATCCCAGTATCCCTTTGTTTCAAGGTATACATGGTTTGGAAGTATAAAGTCGGGATGATAATGGTGCTGTATAGTATAAGGAACCTTACAAGATTCATATTCATAACTAACTCCAAGATTGGAGAGTAAGGTTGCTACCTTCTCCTCCAGTTTGGATCTAAACTTCATTATTCAAGTTGTTTATCTATTATCTCTCCTAAGACATCTAATAATTGTGCTTTGATTGCTGTATTAAAACTAGAATCCTTACTTCTATAAGATGTAAGTTCTATAACAGGTGGTGTGAATTTTACTACAGCTTTCTGTAAACCCAATGTTGAATCAGTGGAGATTGTTTTTTCTATCATTAAAAGTCCTCATCTTCTACTTCTTGTGTAGGTGGAGGTGTATCGGCTTTGAAGCCTTTAGTTTTTCCAAATAAATCAGCTACTTGGTTCTCATCCAAGTCTCCAGCATCGACACCAGCCCCATCAGATTTAACTGACACAACTTGTACACCAACCAGCTTGAGAGAACTGCCATAGGTAATCCCATCCCGTAGAATATAAGGTTTTTGGAAGAAACCCAATTTAACAGTAGATCCTGCATATAACGGTGTTTTCTTATCGGTCAATGGTGATCCTTCTGTATCTACTACAGGAGGTCTCTTATCCTCACCCCAAGAGAATTTAATTTTATATTTTCCATCCGATACTTCTTCCCATGGTGTAGGTTTTAGGG